CCAGTAACAAACGGCAAATACTTTATATCATCATCGCCGGTTAAACTTATATTTGAAGACATATTAAAATCTCCTGCATTTAATTGTACTAGCACATTTAATTCATAGATTGTTTTTGTGCTACGATATGATGCTGTATATGGACATTGCAATATGTTATTTACTCGATAATCTGCAGAAGATAATACTGCAAGTCCTTGCTTTGTAAAAATATTCCCAACATGTGCCGTTTGGAGAACCGTGCCGCCTTCTGTACGGTCATTTAATGCGGCTCGTTGACCTGAAGTTAACTGCTTATTATATATTCTAACTTCATCAATTGAACCTATTAGATTTGAGCTATTGGTGCTATACCCTCCAATTTTTAATGTATCTTTGTTGTCAATTCTTGCAGTTAATGTTAATGGATTGTTTTGCTGACTTAAAAACGTGGATGTATCTGTGCCTTGCAATACATTGTTTGCATACATTTGAATAACACTGCCTGATTTTTGACAAACAATATGTGTCCATGAACTAGTAACATACACTGAAGATGTTACTAAACATTTAATATTCGTTGCTCCAGCAACAGTATAATGTATTTTGCCTCCAACCAATTCAATGCGGAACGGATATGACGGAGTAATAGAGCTACTAGCTTTTGTTAATAGTAAACCAGGCGTTGTAGCAGATGCGCTACATATAAAAAATGAAATAGCATAATCTGTTTCTCGTGTATATGCGCCATTGATATTAGTAGAAATAAATCCACTACCATCAAATTTTGCTGCTAATCCTAAAGATTTTTGTTGCCCAGTGGTAGTCGGTATGCCTGGTATATATGTAACTCCGGAAGATTCATACATGTTTCTAGAAGCATCGAATGATTCATTAAATCCTTCATAAAATATAACATTGCTAATAATTGATCCGGTTGCATATGATGCATCAACAATGTTTCCAAATTTATCACTAACATATGAGCCAGAAACTTTGCTATCTATTTTAAATGAAGCAGGTTTTATGCCATCTCCAATTTTACGTTGCAATATTGAAAAAATTGATGCTGTTTCAAACAAATGTTTAAATGATACATTTAAATTTGTAGGACCAAATGTATGTGCTGGTGTATCTTTGCGTTTATAGTATAAATGGTCGATTCCAAAATATGTTATTGATTGCAATGAGCCATCTATATTTGTAGCATCATTATATGTTAATTCACTTCCTATAATAGGTAATACATTGATGTCTGTATAAATTCCTTGAGATGGTGTTATTAAATCATGGCTCCCGGAATATGCGTACCATTGTTTATAAACATTGAATGGATAAACATTGATATCCGATACGTCTACTGATTTAAACACCGTCGGTATTGGACCAGTATATGTATCTTCGTTATTTTGTATTTGTGAATATGACATGATAGTTTAAGCCTAGGTACATTTAATATAAATATACCTAGGCTCAAATAATAGTTATTTTAAAAATCTAACTTAACTCGTATTAATGCTTCACGTTGAAACGATTTTAATAATGGTTTAGATAATTTAGCTACAGCCAATAATTCCAATCTATTATTATATAGGCCTATAGTTGTAACATATGTTTTTGGATCATCAATAAAAGATTTTTCTTTTATTTGACCAACACTACCAGTAACATATGATGGATTATTTGAAAAATTATATTCTGCATTTTTAATTCTTACAAAAAAGTGCGTACTAGTAATTTTTTCAGTGTTACGTGCTAAGAAAACATACTTATCAGCCGTTAACGGATTTGTTTGCGCGCTACTTCCGGAGATTGAATGATACAATGAAAAGTGATTATTTCCTTCAGAACTAGATCCTGTATTTGTTCTAAAATTCAATTGTTGATCCAACATTTTTCCGTCTAATATCAAGGTACCATAATCCGGATATGCTAATCCATAATACACAGATTTACCGCCAACTTTATGAACACCGGTGCTAATTGATCCGGAAACTATACTATATACACGTCCCGACTCTCCTAATTTAGCACTAGCTTCTGATGAATCATCAATCAATGTTATAACAGATCCACTTGCAGTTAACGACCCTGTTTTATTTGTAATATTAGTTGCATTAGTCATAGTAGCTAATGGTAATTCAAAGTTTCCTGGATCCAATCTTTCTTTTAATAAAGACCGTTTAAAATTAATTACGTATATAGAATCAGTACTGCCTGATCCTTCTGTTGTAAATCTAGTATCTTCTGGAGATAATAATAATTGTCTATATTGGCCATATATGGCTCTACTAGGTGAATCATTTAATTGTCCCACTGATTGCGAACCACTACCCAATGCATGGCCATATGCAATTGAAAATTGTGTTGCACTAGTACTATCACTAGGTGTTGCATTTAAAATATCAACATAATATCTTCGTTGATCGGTTGTCTGCGCAGAGCTAGTAAACATGGTACCTAATCCTGCAGCACCGGTACTCCATACAGTTGCAGAAACAATTTCTGTTTGTTTTGAAATAATATCATTTGCGGTATCAAAATTTGTATATGTACGTCCAGCCCTCGATAAATTTTTTGACGCTTCTTGTTGGTCAAACATTTGTTTAGCCAAAACTTGTGCTGCTGTATTAATTTGTTCATTTAATGCTGCCGTCGACATACCAGTAGCTTGTTGTGCCGGCATTGGTGTCGACATGGGTTTGGAGGTAGATGTCGTCGGCGTAATCCTAGGAGGTGCTGGCTGAGCCCGTTGCTGAGCCTGAGCCCGTAGCTGAGCCTGAGCCCGTAGCTGAGCCTGCCGATTTTGTAAGCCACCCATACCTCTCGGTAAGATTCCATGTCGATGCTGTTGTTTTAATTGATTAACTAATGTTTTCATATTATATTATATTTCTTTTTTTTAAATTGTTGCTGTCGTTGCTTTTTTAACTGTTATACGCATAGTGACAGTTCCACCGGTTTCGTTAGCTATAATAGTTACTGTTGCAGTTTTATCTTCAACCATTTGTGTTTTAGCTGTAACTTTAAACTCAAATCCAGAAACAGCTACACTTTGAGCATCTTCATTATCTCCAATAAATCTAGCAGTTGTAGGCATAATATTATTTTGTAACGCCTTAGTAACAATAATATCGCATACACTTGAATCAGATAATATTGCAGAATATCCTAAAGTGGCATTTCCTCCTCTAAAATTACTAGTGTCAGGAGAAATAACAGTGCTATTACCAGGTGCATTCAATGTAATAGAAGTATTACCAATATTAATAACTGGTATATTTTGTGTTTTTTTAGGCAATGTAATTAATTTATATTTTAATGCTTGCGTTTCATCCGGAATTGCTTCAATTATTGGCATTCCTTCAATAATTGCACCATAATATGCTGTACCTAATGGGTGATCTGAATTCCATAATGAATAATCAACTTCATCATCTCCTAATGCAAATTGCGTAATATTAAATTCTCCAGCTCCGCGGGCTAAAAGTTCTCGTCCTTTAATTGTTAAAATTGCGTCGACTGTAACGCTTGAATTATTTAAATATCCCATAATTTTTTATCCTTTAATATAAATATATACATGTAAAATTTATCTATTTAAAAAATTTCCATTTTTTCCAGGGGTTTGTACTTGAAGTTTATTTGGATTGACAATGAAAAATTCGACTACCGGTCCGCCATCTACCGTTTGCTTAGATTTTACATTAAATGCGGTCGACGTTAGTGTGCAGCCATTATATCGATGATTTTTAATTCCAAGTGATAAATTGCTAGTACTAGATGCTGATTGATATAATCTATAAGTTTTGCTTCCAGAAATAAAAGTTGTTATTATCTTAGTTAAAGATCCTGATATAATTGAATTTGACGATATATGCGGTGTATCAATTATTACTTGACTAGCATCAGATCTCCATGGTGGAGTTGATGCCGTAATATATAATTGCGACCCGGAAGTTCCTGGGACAAACAACTTGTTTTGAATTATACTAATATAGTTATATGTTGTTCCATTATATCGTTTTGCTTTAGATGCAGTTAAATATCCTTGCAATTGATCATCATCTGATCCTATAATTTGCCTAGATATTTTAAATAACTGAGTATCTAATATTTGAAGCGAACTATTAATTTTAGTTGGTTTCGATATTGGTTGTGCTTCATATATTTGGAATGAACTAGTAATTTTAGTTGGTTTAACCACAGGGCTTGCTTCATATATTTGGAATGAGCTAGTAATTTTAGTTGGTTGTAGTACTGGGTTTGCTTCATATATTTGAAATGAGCTAGTAATTTTAGTTGGTTGTAGTACTGGGTTTGCTTCATATATTTGAAATGAGCTAGTAATTTTAGTTGGCTCCAATATTGTATTTGCATATAACGTTTCATCAACCCATGATTGCGTCATATATAATGGTAATATACCTTCAACTGTTAAATCGCTAGCTAATATATCAATTAAGTCGTTATCAATTGTTACTTCATATGAATTATCAAATCGTTGTATATCTGGTAATATATCTAATTTGCTTCGCTCTAATAACGTTGGTTGAATTAAAACACCTGTTAATTTATTGACACGTGCCGGTAGTAATTGATCCAATTGTTTAAAAAACGACATATCAAACAATGTAAACATGTTTATGTACATGTTAATGTTGGTTTTATCTTTATATTTTTGCCAATACGTATATGAATAATTTATTAGGTCTGGATATGAATTTTTACTAATTGTAGTATCCGGATCACCAATATATTGATTTAAATCGCTATTACTTAATTGTGCTATAATATCTTCATCAACCATTGTCTGCGGAGAAAAATATACTCCTAATTTATTGTTATCTAATGGAGCAGTATCATACTGACTAAATTCAGCTCTTGTTTTTACATCTAACGTACCAATTAAATTATTAGATTCCAATCGTATTTTATTATCATCATAAGTACTTGACCCAATAGATGGGGCATCAAAATAATATGACTCTTCAAGTGAATCATATGG